CCACCGTTTTGGTTAGCAACTAGACCTGTTGTACTAGTACCAGGTGTTCCGCTACTGTTAGCAATACAAGGATTTGACCCGCCCCATGCTCCTTGGCATGCACCCAATGCAGGACTAATAGTCCAACCCTGAGCCGCTATGTTATTATACGGACCGAACTCTGGGTTATAAGCTAGGTTAGCACCGTTGTTAAATGTGAAGGTTGGCGCACGATACCAAGGACCGTAATCACCTGCCCAATAACTGCCGTCAATACCATACATGCTAATTTTAGCATAAGCAACGTTGGCAGCTTGTGCCGATGTTAATGTTGTGCTGGTTGTTAGTGTTGACCAGGGAACTGCTGGGTCGATACAAGGATTGCCACATACTGCGTTAGGGTTTGGTAAGTTAGCAGAGTAAGTTGAGTTTACACTAGTAACTAGCGTACCGCTAGAGGTATAAAATTCTATCTTTACGTTTGCAGTATCACTTTGTCCAGCACGACCACCACCGTTGTGGGCTAATACACTAAATGTAAATGTTCCACCCTGTTGCATTGTGCTATTGAATACTACGTTTTGACTGATAGTAGTAGTAACATAGGCTGTAGCAATGCTGTTATACATGTCTTGTGCAAATGCACTGGAACACATTAACATTAATACAAAGAGTATCTTACGTATCATCTTCTCAATACTCCTGTGTTTTGTTTTATGTAAACATTATTGCCGCCTGCGCCACCAGCACCAATTAGTTCGCTTGCACTAGCATCGTTGTGAACAATGGTTACCATTGTATTTGATTCATAGCCTTGTGTTTTTACTTCAGCATAATGATCTGTATTTGAACGGAAGGCTACACCTTTACCGCGAGTTTGTATGTCAGACGCTTCGGGGTTAGTCCAGACAACACAAACGTTAGTACTTGGATTGCAGCCAGAATTTCCTGCAGAATTGTACATTGCTAAAAGTCTAGCCTTTTCAATATCATCGGCATTTTCTTTTAATTTCTGTGCCACACGTCTGGCCATTTCAGCTTCCAGCTCTGCTTCTTGATCATCGCGAAATGATCTAGCGGCCTGCTTAATGGCCTTTTCAACTTCTGGTGGCTTGACAATGATTAAGTTATTGTTAATTTTACTTTCAACGAGATTAATAACTGTTGGAGAAGTTGGTTTGTTTTCAAATGCCGAAATGTAAGTTGCTTCAAATGCCTTATCTAATACAACTGTGCCAGCGGCATTAGATACAGATATCTGTCCTACTTTACAACGGTTTTCTTCTAGCTCGTACTTTTTCTGCTCGCTATCATCTTTGCAACTTGGTAATAATACAATTAGGCTTTGACCTGTTTCGTCGACTGTCATTGAAAAGTCAGTACCACGTACAGCAATGTTTGCTGTCGGAGTATTAACGGCAACTTGTTGTGGGTTGTTTTTAGCAATTTGACCGCTGGCATAACGAACAGTACCCATTGTTACTTTCATTGCTAATTTGCCAGCATCGCTTTTCTTTGGATCGTAAACAAAGTCGTCAATTACTAGCTTTGAGTTTTCGGTAATTTTAACTTTGGTATCGTCTTTGAATGTGATGTTGCTAGAACAGGCCTGTGTAAGATAAACATCCATCGATTCAATGGAAGAACCTTTAACACCTGTTGACTTTGACTTGCCACGTTGAATTTCGCAAGCCGTTCCTTTGTTATCTGAAACGACACCAATGCTATCGCCTGCAGAAACGATAGCATTGTATGTCAATAACAAAAGGGCTATGGTTAGCCTAGAGAGCATTTTTTATCTCGCGATAGCTGTCGCTGGATTTAAAATAGCACTACTGCTTGAACGTACTGTAATTGTATTGTTGCTTCCGGTAACACGGACATCAACAGTAGTATCGTTAGTACCTTGTTGTTGAGTAGTGATACTGTTAAAACTACCTGCAATTACTTCTTTTAGGTAGTGGCCATTTGCTCCTGCAGAATCAATCTGCTGGATATTCAGAACGTTGCTTCCTCCTGTGATGCTGATATCACTTGTACCGTTTGAACTTTTTAGTTCTTTGGTAATTTGGTTTAGGTTACCATTGATAGAAACTAAACTAGTAATATCGTTGCCAACAATGCTTTGCAATACTAAATTATTGTCGCCAGTGATAGCTTCTGTAATAACGTTTCTTAGGTTAGCGGCGTTGTTAGCATCGCCTAATGTAATACGAGTTAGGTTACCGTGACCAGTAACAGTACTTGTATAGGCATTATTGCTACCTTGTAAATTGTACATGGCAGTATTTCCGTTACCAGTTTGTGTAATGGCGACGGTGTTTGAACTACCTGTTATTGTACCGTAGTTTGTTGAACTTGGGGCCGACGGTGTTACTGTAGTAATACCGGCAGCGTCAATGGAGTTTGCCGCAGACAATGCTGTTCCGCCAACATTGTTTGTTCCGCCGACTTGTTCAATAGTAACAGTATTGCTATTACCAACTTGTTCAACGTAGACCTTGTTAGGACCTGTAGCTGACTGTGCTACCGACAATGTCGATAGTGTAGTTACTGCTAAAGCTAATAAAGTCTTTGACAAAATCTTTGTCTTCTTAATCATTTTGTTACATAGGCAAATTATTGTTTTTCTGCCTAGCTCCTGGGTTAAACCCTTTACTTTACACCCTTAGTCTTCTTGGGTGTGTGATTCTCCAGACCACACACTACACAAGCAAGATTCATGCACACCCTTTGTGCAATCGTAATTGTTCGTTATCTCTTGTACGAACCGCTTCTTTAGTTTCCTTTAACTTCTTTTCCGTCGCTGGACTTGTCCGTTGCGGCCGGAGCGGATGGTTGTGATTCTGCTTTGGACTTCTCTTGAACCAGCTCATTTTTCACTCCCGATTGTTCAGACTTTACTTCCTGGAATCCCCAGTGGCCTTTTCTAACACCCTCGTGAATTGTGTTTAAAACTGCGGCCTGAACAGCAATATCGATAGCTTTGTTAATACTTTCATTGATACTTCCGCCAATTTCACCTTCGAGCGCCGTAGCATTTGCACCAATGTCAGTTCCATCGCCCACGAATCTTAATAATGTAATTCTGTCAAGATAACTTAAAACAGTTTTGGTTACGGTTGTTGTTGTTAAAATTTCACCTGTATTGACACTAACAGTTCTTAATGTAACTGTCACAGTATCGCTTTGATACTGTGTGCTTGCACCAATGCCAAACAATCTTACACCGCTACCACCAGTAACAGTATTGCTATCATAACCAACAATGCCACCCTCAATGATAATACCAGCAAATACCATTGGCGGCAATGGTTTAGCATCTTTACCTTGGAATTGTTCTCTTGCTTGTCTAATCATTTGACGTTCTTTAATTAAGTTTTCTAAACCAACTCTTTCAAGAACTGTAAACCAACGGGAATCGCCAGCTTCTTGCAATGCTTTAATTAGATAGCTTTCTGCACCTTGTGTAACTGCTGAACTTAAACTAGCAATGTTTGGAATACTTTTACGCTGACCAGTTTTATCCTGGAAGCTATAAACTGCTACAGGAATAGGACCGCCTGCAGGAGGTGCTACTTTGCTTTGTTCTTTCTTTAGAAACTTTGTTGTTTCAACCACTGGCTCGTCAAACTGATTACCGGTTATCTTTTCTCTTAGTGCAGACCCTGTTGCACAACCAGTTAATAGTGCTACTACAGCCAAGGATAATAGTGTCTTTTTCATGTTCTAATCCTTATATCTTGAATGCCGCATATGGCATTTCTAGTTCTGTATAGTTGCTAGGATTAGACATATCTGTAATTCTAACCACAATGTTATTGCCAACAATACGCCATGTGATGTTCTGCCCGCCAATGTCAATATCACCGCAAGGACCGCCAATGCTTAATGGAGTACATGATGGAGCACTACTTGACGAACCAAATAGGCTGTCGCTAATGCGTTTTGCAAGCTCGCTATAAATGCGAGTTTCTAAGCTGGCTTGAAACCTAGCCTGTGGAGTGTTTGCAGCCGCACGTTCTGCCGCTGCCTTAATGGCATCGATCGCTTGTTTATTCTTTTCTTTTTGCTGGTCTTCTAATTGTTTAATGGTTAATACATGACTACTAAAACCAAGACCGCTAAATGAAGGATTATTAAAGTTATGTTGAAGTTCAGCGGCATTTAGTGTACCACTCATAACTAACAACGCTAGAGTTAATTTTTTCATAGACTAAAGTAGAACCCAAATGTTCTACATTAGTATTTAAAACTTTGCTCTAGATTAAAAAAGGCTTACTTATTGGTTAAAGTAGTATTATTACTTCAATTCGCGAGTGCTATGTGTAGTTGACATAGCTGTACGGCCTTGTGGTGCAACCGTTGGGTCAACGTTCTTATTTACGGCAGTTAATGCTTCTAACATAGGACCGCTTTCAAAGAAGTTGCGTGTATATCCACCCATTCTACTTGTGCGGAATTGGCAGATCTTGTTTGAGCCTTTGGCAACTTTATCGCCTTCTGCAGGCTTTGCCCATATTTGAATAGTGCGACTATTGCCTTGGTTAACATACTTAACATCTAGGTCTAGGTGGCGCATAGCTTCTTGTAGGTTAGCACTAAATTTTAGAACTTTGTAGCTACCTGCTGAAATCTTATCGTCAAGTTTAACAATTTCAACATCTTCAAGAGACTCGCCGCGAGCATAAATGTTAGCGGCATGAGATAGCTGTTTAACGATTTCGGCTTCTTTACCAGGCTTTTGATCTTCAATTGTTTTGACCACGTAAGGATGAACAATATCATCATAGAACTTCAGCAAGTTCTTATAAATTTGTTCTTCGCCTAGGTCTGGGCTAAATTGAGAAACATATGGGGTAATGTCTAAGTTAAAATTAATTTTAAACCACTTAGTTAGGTTAGGTAATGTTAAGCCGCTAAACTGCCCTAGTGTATCACTACCAAATGTTTTCAAGCTTAGTAGGTTAACTTTACTTCCGTCAACCTTTAGTGTTAAGTCTGCTTTAGTACCCTTAGCATCTGTAGTACCATCGCTAATAACGTCAATACGGTTGTTGTTTTTGTCCTTGCGAACTTTTTCACAACTTGTAGATACGCTACTAGATTCATTTACATATTTGATAGCACTAGAAAAGATTGCTTGTAAATCGCCATCAAACTTTGTTTTCTTAGCTTGCTCAATAAAAGACTCGGCACTACGAGCAGGTACTCTTGCTAAGAAACTTAATGTATCAGATTTGGCACCCATGTCTGGATATGTAATTGTGCGCTCGATTGTAAACACATAGTTCTTGCCTTCAACAGCATACTCTATATGCCCAATCATATCCATAACTTGTTGATTAGTTAATTCTTTACCAATATTAAAGAACTTAGCACTAACTGCCAAGCCCATGAATAGTTCAGCAAGGTGGCCAGCATTGTATGCTTTTTTACCTTCTAAGTTGGTAAACTCTTTACCCTTGAACAAAATGCTTAAAGGTTGTAAATCAAGCTTACCATCAACATACATTTTTACTTCTTTAGGAAGTGTTTTCTTAATATCACCGCTATCTAGTGCAGCCTGCAAAGCTTCAATTTCGCTTTTGTCAACAATAGCTGTTGGGTTTTCAAACCTATCTCTATAGCTTGGATCAATTGGTAATGGTGTGTCTTGGTTAACTAGGTCAATTAAGATGCGTAGGTATTTGCCGTCGTGCTTGATTAGCTCGGCGGCTGTTAAAGACTTCTCACTTAAAACTATATCTCTAAAAAACATCTTATTGATACCTATAATCGTATTTCATATTAGCAACACCGGTTTGTGCTTTGTCTACTATCTCTTGGTAAACTGCCGGATGTGCTTGCTTTAGTTTTGCTAATATTGTTTGTATGTTGTCAAGGTCGCTAGCTTTGCCTGTCTTGCCAAACAAGTATTTGGCAATTTTTTCAGGATCCTTGCTTAGTGTCTGTGCAACTGCATCGTCAACCAACCCATGCTTAAAACTCCATTTCCAGTTTGGATTAACCGCCCTGGCAATAGCACTTTTAAGGATATGTCGGAAAGCACCCTTAGCACCTGTTGCTGGTTCTCCGCGTTTAGACCAACGACTGAATTTTCCTTCGTTTGGTTCAGCAATGTCTAGGTCAACTTGTAAAAATTCATCAGAGCCAGGAATAGGAGCCATAATTGACAAGCCATCGCCGCCCTTTTTAATTTCTGTATCTTTAAAACCTGAACCTAGTAGTTTACTAGTTAACCATTCGCGAAAACGATTTTGGCTAGTCTTAGCGTCATCCTTTGGATCAACGTTAATATAATCAACAGGATCTAAAACAACGTCAGCATCGCCTGTTGTTTTGTTTGCATATATTGCTGAACCAGTTAAATGCTTAAACAAAGGAATACCCATGCGCTTTTCAAGTTCCTTGACAGTAGCATGGACTTCCTCTGTTGTGGCATTTTGCTTTGTAAGAGGTTGCTTGGTCGCAGGATCCTTAAAGGCGTTGCCACCTTCGGTTAGGACCTGTGCTGTATTATAAGAAGCAATCTCTCGTAAAAGCATATTACTCTGCTTTAGCCTTTTTAGCACGTGGCTTCTTTTCTGCCTTTGGAGCGGCAGCTTTTTTAGCACGTGGCTTCTTAGCAGGAGCTTCAGCTGGTACTTCAACAGCGCCAGCACCTTCAACTGGAATAACAACAGTTGCTGGTGGTTCGCCTACAGCAATAATTTGCTCTTGGGCAGGTGCGTCAACCTTATATGGAGCCGCTTCGTTTGCTTCTGCTACGTCTTTCTTTCTAGTAAGAACATAAGCTACTAAAGCAATAACGGCAATACCTACGATGATTTCCATTTGTTTTCTCTTTTAAAAATTTATTGGATGTCTGCATCCAAAATGTGTACTATATTTAGTTTTAACGAATCAGATATGGTTGTTCTAATTTAAGAGCAACTTAGTGATTTCATTGCGGTATTTGGCTAGCATAAGCTTGGTTTTCTTGGCTTTTTCAATTGCCAATGGCGTTTGTGCCTTGTCAAACTTGCTGGAATTTTCTGCCGTTTCTAACTTGTTAGAATAAACACTTGCAATCTTACGAATCAAATCTTGCTTATTAGGTATGCTAATTAAAGCACCGTGCCCTAGTAAATTTGCGTCTTCCAATGCAGATGCTAACGCTTTAATGGATAATACAATATCACTCAATCTTGTTTCACCTCGGTGTCCAGAATGTGCTTCTAAGTTTGGCGAAAACTCTGTTGGTTGATTGCCGTTTGAAAGATAGTAATATAAAGAGTAAATGTCCTTGGCCCAGTTTTCTGGATCTAAGCTAACTGTACGCAATTCTGTGTCTTTGCTTTGTCGGAAACTTACAGGTTGGTTATTTCTAATCTTAACTTGGATACCTTGGCTACCAAAGCTTAAATTGAGTACTTCTGCTAATGCACTTGTTAAACTTGTACTGATAACGCCCTTAACACGATACTCGGGGCTTAGTACTTGACTCCATGCGGCATGCTCATGATAAGTGTATAACAGGTCAACTTGTACGGGACCAGCAGTTGTTCTCATAATAAGGTTAGTGCCGTTTTCTGTAGAGTAGTCGGGACTTTGTAAACAGTATTCTGTTATAGACATTTTGTATTCGGTGATACGCTGTGCAGACTTAACGTCTTCTCTGCTGTGAATAAAACATTCAATATCAATGTCGCCATATTCGCGCTCTGGATCTTGTTCTAAGTCGCGTCTATAGTATGTTCCGCTACCTTTGGGATTGCCTATTTTAATTTCAGTATCAAATCCGTTATTGGCTTGCCAAGCATTATAGCTTTTCTCAAAGCTTTGCATAATCCTAACTACTTCAGCAACAACCTTTGGTGTAATAACTGTGTCTTGAGTTTCCGTACTTGCCCAGCCACCTTCGTTAATGTTTTCCCATTGCATACTCTTACCGCCTTTTTGCATAGGAGTAAAGCCATGTCCTTTGTAAAACTTTGTTAGCTTGGCTTGGCTGACCTGTCCTTTGTCCCATGGGAACAATGTGAGCGCAATGCCATCTTCTCGAGCCATAGCTTGTAGCTCTTTCATAGCACGACTGCCTACGCCTTGACGCAAAGGATATGCTTGGAACCATTTAACTTCAACTGCTCCGCGCTTACTCATACTAGGTACAAGTTCAAATAAAGCAAATTGTTCATCACCTAATGGCATAACATGATTATTTTGCCAAGTCTGTGGATACTTTGCGTATACTTTTTCAATCCATGCTTTAGCCGCTTCGCTACTTCCACCTAATTTAATTTTTGTTAGATCATCTTCATCAAGCGAATGCCCACCTTCCATGATAGCAAGTTGCATTGTGGTAAACGATTCTTTCTTAGCACGATCAAGTTCAGCAATCTTTTCCCACTTGTCTGATAAGAAGTTCTTTAAGTCTAGTGGAGTCTTGTGTCCGTTCTTTAACATGTAGTCAATGATCTTAATAGCACTACGACGGCTAGCACCTTGGTCTGGTTTACGAGCATTGCTCAAGTCGCCGCCTAAGCCACTGTCTTCATTACGATATCTGCTTCCGTAGTATACTAAATTGTAGCGTGTCTTTTCGGCACGGTCGGATAAGTCTGCTTTGCTGTTTTTGTAAATTAGTTCTAGCCAAGGCTCTAAGTAATCGCGCTCTGGGCTGTACATTGGCTTGGTTGGCATTTGTCCACTTAACACACCGCCAGAGTCTTTAACACTGATGCTCTTGGCTTTGTTTAGTAAGCGCCAGTTCTTTTCGTCAACATAGAAGTAAGTTGGTATACCGGACTTTTTAGAAGCAATCATCAGTTGACGTGCTTCTGGACTACGCCACTTGTCTTGTTCTTTTAATAGTACGTGGACTTCTTGTACGCTATCAATTGGTATAGTAGGCGTCTTAGAGAATACACGGTCCTCTGCTTCGCGGCTACGATCTGGGCTGTGTTGCCAAGCACGTTCCCAATAGTCAATGGGTGTAACTTTATGGTTGCGATTAAACCACGTGCCATCTAAAACAAATAGCACACCACCAGTACCAACATAGCGATGATAGTCGCCAACTCGTGTTCGTGTTAGCGATAAAAAGTAAGGATGATCCTTAGGAGCATATTGTTCTTCGCTCTTGTTACCTGTAACAGAACTTAGTTCAAAGTGTTTAGTGTTTAGAATGTTTAGTGCCGAACGAATACTAGCAAAGTGATACAGAATACTGCTGGCACCTTCGTTAATTTGTCCTTCTAAACTTAGTTCTTGATCTTGTAATGCAATGTATGCCTTGTGTAGCTTATCTAGGTAGCCTTCGTTACGAAGAATTTTAAACGATAAGTTTTCTACACCAAACTCACCTGCTCGTGCAAGTCCAGACTTACGCATGTTTCGAATCTTTGTTCTAATGCGTTCAATATCATTGATATCGCCGTCTTTGATTGCATGAGCAATTTGTCTAACAAGGTCTTTTACTTTGGCGTTAACTGCTGTATTGTTAATACGTGGTGGATCATATTCGGGCTTGTTAATCCACTCGTCTCTTAATATGCTATACACGCCGCCAGAAACAGGTGGCGTTTCCGAATCTTCAACGTATAGCTCGGCCTCGTGTCCGCGTATTTTGATATCGTGCTCGTTGTTCCAAATTTCTTTTTTTGCACGATAAAATGCTTCTGCTATTTCATCACTTTGTAAGTTTGCGTAATGTGTCACTACATGGATGTCAAAGTCGGAATACTTTGTGTAATTGTAGTTGGCCATGCTACCAGTAAGCACAATGTCAACTACCTCAAAGTTAGGAATATCTAGGTACTTAACGAATACACGAGCAATTTCTAATAGCTTTAGCTGTACTTCGCTACGAAGCTTATCGCTGTCGTCCCATGCGATAGGATTTAATGTGTCGTGGTAGTCAATGTTTCCGCTGACAAAATCTTCTTTACTGGCCATGGGATATTTATTAGAAAGCCTTCAGTGTTCGTTCAGCTTTGTTAAACCCCCAAAACCGAGCTTTCCAATCATTTCTCTCCATACCTTGTAGCGGTTCCCAAAGAGTCTTATGCTTTATAAGTTCTTTAACAAACAGTTCCCAGTCTTCGTGTAGCACCAGTTCTTCGAACTGCCCCTTGCGATCTACCGCTTCTTGGTAACTATCAAAATCCTGCTCAATGTGTATAACTTCCAGGTAGTCCTCGCCAGCATACTCGAGCGCAAAGTCAAAACCCCATTTAGGTTTCAGCAATAGGTATTTCTTTAGATAAGGGTATAGTTGGCTCATCTGCTCAAGTTGTTCACGAGCGCGGCCAACATAGGCGCATCTTGTTATAACCAGTGAATGGTCGATAATAAAATTACCCGGATTGATTAAGCTGAACCAATCATATTGTGCGGCACGCACACCTAAGCATTCAGGCGTTTCTATTCCCTGTGCTTCGTAATAACCTTGTTCCAGACGGTTAAGCTGAAATCCGTCATTGTCAAAATGACGGATATAATAGTCTACAAAGTGCCCATCAAAATACCCATCCTTGATGGGTACTTCTAGTGTAGCTTGCTTTAAAAGCTGATTATCAGTTACGAAGAACTCCATAACTGATATTTAACTTACTTGCCGTTAATAGCTTTCATCTTCTCACGCTTTTCGTGGTCGTCTCGACACTCAGGTGAGCAAAATGTATACTCGGTTGGTGTTTCACACTCGATGCAAAATCCTGTGCGAATAGGCTTAAACTCTTTAGCCGTAGCGCGACGAAGTTCTTCTTGAGCTTCCATTGCTTCTTGTGCGTCATCGATAATATCTGCCATTTGTACTTCCTTATTCAGATAACTTTAATTATGCGTTAGGGTTTAATTTCAGTGATTTCAAAGTCTTTTTCGTTGAAAAAGGTAACTTGATACTTGTTGTCACCGTATGTGTAATGTTCCGTAATAAAACGTTGGTTGTTGGTCGAGTGGGTTGATTCTAACAACTGTAGTATCAACCACATCTCTTCTTTCTCTTGCCCTTCTAATGTGCGTTCGTTGGGTCGAATAATGCCTGCTCTAACCAAGAAGTTGTATGCTTCTTCTTTGGTCTTAAAGTCCATTAGTCAACACCCACATAAACACATCTGGGCCATCTAGGATGACCATGTCGCTTGCATAACGCAAACGCTTGCTCCTAAACTTACCCCCAACCTTTTCAATTTCAACCATCTTAGGAGTGAAACGAATTACTTGTGCAATATAAAGGCCACCATCAGCAACTGCAACATACTGGCCTTCTTTAAAAGCTCGGCCCATCAAGTCATAATGTAGCTCAGTTGGCTTTACGCTTTTAATTGGTTTCTTAATATCCATTTAGAACTTTCCAAAGGCACCTGGCTTACCAGCGTTAGGGTTTTCACACTTGACGCCTTTGCCAAACTCATCAAGGATCTGACGAGCGTTGCCTTTTTGATCCATAACAAATTTGTAGCCTTCGATGCAACGGCTTTCGGTCATACCGTTTACACCCCAACTCACGTTGCCGTTACCTTGACTGTTCCCGACTAGGACCGGGATAGCAATCATGATTATCGTGGCAACAATAATACATCCAACTAGGATTTCAATCAATGTCATTCCACGCTGTTTCATTGTTCGTCCTCAAGTTGGTCTTTAAAAAATTCAAGCTGATCGATCAGATTCTGAACGCCTTGCTTGTTCATTGTAATTTCGCTGTAGCCCATTTGGAAAGCCAGACGGTTCTTATCAGTAATACCAAACCGATAGTAAACCGTTGCAGGCTCTTCCTTCTTAGGTGGCTCAACATAAGGAACTGCCTTGGGTTCAGGAAACTTAATTACGTTTTTTGGATCGAGATCATCGGCCACTTTTTTCAAACCTAGCCATTCAAGGAAGTTCATATTACTTAGGCATCATCAGTGCGTTAAAGTTAGCGGGCACAACAATGGTCTGCACCTTGCCGTTCTTAATACCTTCGGAGATGTTCAGCATGGCTTGTGCTTGCATAAACTGCACACTTTGAGCACTTTGGTTGCTTAGTGCCGCCATACGACGAGCTTCTGCTTCAGCAGTCTTAACTTCAACTTCTTTCTGCTTGAGTTCGTTTTTAGCACGAACCAAATCGTTAGCAGAAGCAACAACTGAGTCAGCTGGCACAACATTACGAATCAGCACTTGGCCAACAATCAAACTACCGTCCAGCTTTTCATCAGCAAGACTCTTTTGGATTTGCTCTTTAATAGCGGCTTCCATTGCTTGGCGATTGTCTGCCATGTCCAGAGCTTCGTACTTACGTGCTTCTTTGTAGATAGCATTGCGAGCGGCTTGGGTGATGTAGTTGTACATCAGGTAAATGTCGCCGTTGTGACGAGCATGGAACGCTTGGCTCTTGGTAGAGTAAAGCTCTGCCACTTGAGCTTGGTTAATGTTATAGATAACCACAGCATCAACGTCTTTCATGGTGGAGTTATCTTTGGCAACAGGAGTCATGTCGTCCAGCTTGACATTAACGTCCTTGATAGGGAAAGTTAGCACATCTCCAATCAGGACCTGATTAAACGAACCAGGGAGCAGTTCGCCGCTTTGAACTTGTTTGTCAAAGCCAACTCGAACACCAACCTCACCAGTTTCGATTCGAGTGCAACCAGTAGCAAGAACTGCGGCCGCGATAAGAGAAAGAGTTGCAATACGCTTCATGATGAACCTTTAAAAAAGAATAACGAGAGTGATAAGAAATGCTGTTGTTAGCAGTGAGCATAGTATAGCATAAGCCGCTACCTTTGTCAATGCCCAAACTTCTTTTCCGGACAAACTTCTAAGAAACTTTATGCCAAAAAAGAACAAGGCAAACAGGATCAACCAAAAGAAAACTATACGAATCATTTTAACTCCCTGTGGAAAGAATCAATGTGCGAGGATCGTTGCTGTCGGGCGTAAACGTCTCGATGTAGACGTGGTGCTTGTCGCCACTATCACGAATGCAAGCATCTGCGGCAACATAAAGAGCGGCCCAGGTCAAGCCGTTGATTGAACATTGGACAGGCTTCTCGCCCCAGTGGTCCTTGTAAACAACACGGTCAGCACCTTCAAAGGGATGGCGATCGGAAAGATTGTCAACTTCGTATACGGACCAAATACTCTTCAGACCAAGGTCCTCGCTGACGCTTTGATAGTGTTCACTTTTGCGGTCAAAGGCCTTGTTGTCCTCATCGTAGGCATTAGCAAGACCAAGTTCCATTTGGCTGATAGCTTTGCTAAGTTTATCAGTAATAGGCTCACGAACCACGCCTTGCAAAGTTTGGTAAACGCTTCGCATATCGCACAAGGCGTTATGGATGGTCTTAAATTCATCTGCGGTAAGAGTGGGCGAACAATTCATCGAAATCTCCTATAACTTAACTGCAATACAAGTATTATACAATAAAAGACCCACTTGGTCAACCGTTTTTAAGGGTCAAACAAGCGGGTTTTTGTTGTTTTTTAGCCACGGGCGTTAGCACGGACCTCGTCAAAAGTGTACTCTTTTACAAGGGTACCATCGCGATACACGTCTACAAGCAGTTCTTCCCAACCAAATCCATAGTCGGTCCAACCCTTTGGTTGTTCAACGGCAGATTGAATTTCTTTCCCGCACTTCCAAAGTGTTACGCGACCTGCTTTAGACTTTTTACCACTGTCAGTGATAGGATCCTTTTGCACATCAACCCAACCTTTACCAACGATAAAAGCTGAAGAACACTTCATTGCAAACTTTTGAGTGTCGCGATCAACTTGTTGAAGTAGAGCGCCACCCATACCAAATGCAATGTTGTCTGCACTATAACCATATGCTTGGAACGCACCAAGGATACAACGAATGGTGTGTTCGTTTACACCGTCGCCTTGGATTAGACGAACGTTGTTGAGAACCCAGAAGCCCTTTGCATTCTTAACTGCACCAAACTTGTCGTGCAAGATTTGAACCAGTTTCAAACACACGGTCTCAGGATCACCACTGTCAGGACGAATAACAACGGTAGCCCCGCTATCAACAACTTGTTGACGAAGTTCTTCACCCCAGAGGTTCCTAGCGGCATTGTAGATATCGTAAGAGTCAGATACGATAGCCACAATAGAGCCAGGCTTTGCAAACTGGGCGAGCATGTTTCTGTAAGCATCTACTTCTCCTTCGCGACCCCAGCTTGTGATAGTGCTGTGCTCAGCGGCAGGAATACTGAATCCGGATACACCAGCGTTGTAATATTCACGAGCATACAGAACGCCAGAAATAGTATCACTACCCATGAAGTTAACCAAGTGTGCCGCGCCTCCGATAGCCGCAGACTCAAGGCTAGAAACACCACGAGCACCGAAATCGTGCAGTTTAAAATCAATAAGAGTTGGGTCACCTGTTTTCTCCAAATAGTCTAAAATAACCTTACGGATAGTATAGCTTTGAGTAGCCACAGTAGTAGGGTACCAAATAGCCCTAAGCAAAGCAGTCTCCAACCAAGTTGTGAGCCAGTAGCACTCTGGGTCAGTGTTTTCAATTGTTGCCAGAACGTTTTTAACAGGTACCACTGTGCCTTCAGGTACAGCCCGAATAACGACCGGAAGCTTCCCTCCGTGGACCCGGAGAATGTACTCCCATCCGGCACGGTTGAATGGCTCCCCGTGGGCCGTGAGTATCTCGTCTGCAATGTCAATGTCAGCCTGCGTGATCGGATCAATTAGGTACTCCTTGATAAATGCTTGCAAGCCAAAGAACACGGTACGATCGTATCGGCCGCCTCGGCTTTCAATGTAACTGTAAACACCAGTAGTGCCTACTGGGTATTGTTTGAACATGCTAACTTTGTAGCTGTCGGTGTTAAGAATAATGTTTTTTGCTAGTTTCATGATAAACTCCTTATCAATAAAGCCTTTGCGTCTATCGCTTAGGCACCTACAAAGTTCTGTAGGATTTCGTAGTGGTCTTCATAGCATTCGTCTGATCGGACTTCTGCAATAGGCACCCACTTGGCCTTTTCTGCATCATCACTGCCTTTGACTTTTGGCAGTTCGCCATCAGGTAAGACAATTTTGAAAGCATGGGTAATTGTGCGTCCACGGGTACTACGCCCGATAGCATCGAACACACGGTTATCTTGAATGCTACCTTTCAACACTGGTACCGGCACTTTAATGCCAGTCTCTTCTCGCAATTCACGGATCATTGCATCTTGGACGCTACGATCTGTGTCTGCGTTTAGGAAGCCGCCCGGCAATGCCCACAAACCTTTGCCAGGTTCACTGCGGCGTTTAATCATTAGCACATGGCCGCTTTGGATCACAACTGCGTCTGTAGTTACAAACACAGGAGGATAAGGCAGGCTTGCGTATTGTTTCTTGTATGTTTCTACGAACTCGCGCTCGCGAATAATTTGTTCGTATTCAGCGGTAGTCTTAAACTTCATTAGGAAGTTGAAGGTGCTTTCTGGAACTACACCTTGAATGAACTTCATGTTGGCATCGCGCTTAAAGTAAAGGTCGCGAATGTCTGTAGCACCCAGAGGTTCAATTTGTTCTACGTTGACAAAATCCCATTGTGGGAACATGTCCAAGTAGAAAGAGCTGTCGTCTTTCTTATGACCAATAATACCGTCCTTGGTGCCAAGGCAACGATACTTGCTGTGAATGCCTTGGACTCGAACCGCCCAGGCTTGGTCGTTGTAAATTGTGTCTACATTAGGCTCGACATAAACACGGAGGTTGAGCCCTTGTGCCGCATCTTTAATCATCCGTTCACGCTCTTCGAACGTAAAGGGGTTCTTATAGGTTCGTGGCTGATATGAAGAGCCAACGATGACTACGAGTTGATTGGTTAGTGCTGTGCAACGCTTGATAATTTCAAGGTGTGCATTGTGTAGCGGTTGAAATCGTCCAATAAGGACAAGTGTCTCATATGGTTTTGGCATACAAAAATCCTTTGTATAGTTTGCGCTTTGGGTCTATCCCTCTGCTGATCTATTTAGTTCTATTGTAAGATAATTTCTACCTTATTGCAAGTCTTTTGGACAAATTGCTTACCAACGATTTGCATTGTCGATTTCTTCCTGCGTAAACTGTCCGCCCATACGGTCCGGATTGTCACGCCACGATTGTTCTACATCCTTTTCCACACACTTTTCAACATCAGCTAGGATCTTTTTCAGTTCGTCAATATTGATTCGTAGGAACTCAATAGTAGCATCATTGGCAATATTTTTAGCAATATCATTAGCCTGCATACCAACCAACTCTTGGAGCATGTATTCCTTGCCTGCGATTGTGTTCTTCAGGTTAGTGATTACGGTTTGCAGGGTCATTCTTCAACTCCGAAATGTTTCAACATAAATTTTTTCTTGTAACCAGCCATATCCAGATTGTGTTCAGCATATTCAGCACATTCCCGCACAATCAACTCGGCGAACTTTTCCCAATCCTCTTGTGTGCGTGAACCAATGTGCGGATACAGTTTGCCATCACGCATCAAGCCATTACCTGATTTGACAACAAGTTCTTTAATTCTTTCGTTCATACAATTATTCCTTATAATATTCTAACATTGTTATTTGAAAAGGGATATCTTCGCCGTATTCTTTACGCATCCATTCAACATGTTTAACTGCGGCTTCTTGGGTTTTACAGGCTCGGATATTAGCCCAGTCTGGGGCATAACCTTCTTCTGCCATGTCCATTTGAACAACGTATAAAATTTTCATATTAGTACTGATTATAGATAACCATGTGATCAACACCAGGCACATTGCCAAGCGGGCGATAAATTTGCTGTTCGCCGTCCCATTGGTCTTGGTCAAATAGTTTGTCAGCAGGCGTAACAGGAACGAAGCGAACCTCCTTGCCAGTGTGGTGGCTCTTAACAAAGAATGTCAGTGGCATACCAAAGTATTCGCTAGCCAATTTTAGAACCTTACGGTTCTTGTCGTACTCGCAAAATTTAAGTTCAACGGTGGGGATAGCGTTCATTACATGCTCCAGTAGGTTTCGCTGGCAGGATTGCAACACCAAGGGGTGTCAGCTTCAATTTGAACAGGCTTACCCGTCATAAGGTTAGTCACTGTCATATAACGTTCTTGAACGTCAAAGCGCCAGCCATCCTTCTTGGGGTAAAGTTGGGCAGTCAACTCGCGGAGTTCACGTTCAACAGTTTCACGATCCATGCCATTGAACGGGTACTTGGCAACAAAACGCTCGCCTGCTTTGCAACGACGATCACGCTTGTAAACTGCAACGGTCCAATCTTTTTTAGCTGACATCTGGAACTCCTTTTTGCTGAACATGTATGTATTATACAAGGTTCTGGGCCAATGGTCAACCGTTTTTCAACTTATTTTTGTGGTATTTTTACAACAAAGTTAGTTAGTACTAACTTACTACTAAAGTATTAGTTTAAAAAAAACGCACCTAATTGGTGCGTTTAATTTGTAAGGCTCTATCTAATCAGCCCCAGTCTTTCTTATCTCCGTGGGCTTCGTTCCAATCGTAGCCAGCATGGTAAGCTTCTACTTCTGCGGGTTTGAGTCTCTCAATCCTAGGACCGCTGTTACCACCAACGCCACCTTTATGAGGTTCACGAGGGCGGTGGTAGTAGCTGTCAGCACTACCACGATCAAATGGACTGCCATGATACTGCTCGTACACTTTGCCATTAAATTCAATTTTGGTAACTTGATCAAACATTAGATTCTCCTTAAGTTTAAGATTCCAGTGCCCTACGCAAAACAATTTCTTGTCTTGCAAAGGCATCCACTTCCCACGGCATGTCAAGATACTTTGTTTTCTTGCCATACCGCTTGCCACGCCACATGTTGACACCATTTGCTTTTGGTACCAACATACCCTTGGCCATTTGTCGCACATGAACCATTTCGTGTGCAAGTGTAACACCTAGACTTTTCATTGACGCCGGCTTGAGGATGATAAGATAGCTGTCAATAAAGTCCAGGTTAGTAGTAGAACCCATGTTGGTGGTCCCATCGTCCTCTACCCTGACCAGTACAGCCTTGCGGCTGTTGGTTAGGCCCAGCTGATCAATGATAGAGGGCATAATGAACGTAAGGAATTTCCTACGCATATGGCTTGCGGCCTCAACTTTGAATTCCATTTTGTTTCCTTACAGTGAGTTCAATGCTGGTTGCAATACTGCAATCAGTTCGCGTTCACGTGCATGAGCCGCTGTCTTACCGCGCACTACTTCAAGCAGGTAAGGAGTAAAGCCTTCGCGGCCATATGTACGAAGTGCTTCGCACAAGGCCCAGTTTTTGCTTTCTGTGTTAGCACGGCTCAAGTGACGGTTAAAACGGCCACGAACAGACGACAATGCAGTACCATCAACTACAGTGATACCAATGTAGCTTTCGCCAGTAACTTCGCAAAACAATTCGTAAATTGCGTGATTGCGATCGGTACGGCGTTTGCGGGTTACTGTTTTGCTGTTCATGTATGTATTATAACGCATATTGGGCCGGTGGTCAACCATTTTTAGGGCTTTTTTTGACTTTTTTGAGCCTATTTTTTGTTGTTTTTTCGCAACAAACAGGGATTAGTACTTTTTGTTGCATTTTAGCCACAAAAAACCCGCAAAATCTGCGGGTTTTTGGTTAGTTTCTACTAACTTTTAGCGTCCATAGCCCCTGCGATAAGCTTCTTGTTCGCGCTTACGCTGTTCTTCCATATAGCGTTGACGTGCGCCACGCTCACATGCTGTACGCTCTAGACCAAAGGGATATTGGTTGCATTGTTCACTGACAATAACAACTGGACCTGCGTCATAAACTGGCGCCTGTTGAACCACAACTGTACGTGGTTGACTATTAGCAATACTATACCCAACTACACCACCTACAATAGCTGGACCAACATAACGATTAGCACAACCTGTTAGGGCCAACGTTGCTAATGCAATAATAAGAAGTTTCTTCATGGCACTCTCCTTTGTGTATTTACCGGCGCATAGATGAGATGCTAATCGCTTCTTCATCGCTAAAGATAGGAATGGCATTTGATTTGTGCATGGTACCAATACCAAGGACCTTGGTGCCTGTGTAAACTTTTTCTGGGGCCTTGATAGCAGGGCTCATATCTTTGCCACCATTAAGGCTGGGAATTCTAGGACCAGTATCGCGCACATGAGTTTTTGCTACGGTAGACAACACCGGAGCAGACATGGCTCGTTTACGCTTCTTTTCTTCGGCTTCAACACCCCATTTCTTTTGGAGCTCTTTCCAACTTTCGTCCAATTCTCGGGCCTTTCGTGCGTGTTCTGCAGATGCAAACTTACGTTTACCTTTTTTCTTGCCCGTGGTACTGAGCCAAGGACCTTCTAAATGCATTGACATAGTGTTTGGTGTATCGTGACAATGTAAGTATTATAAGTAAAAACGAAAGCAAAGTCAACCATGAGCCAAAACTTTAAAAAAATTGGGGAGACCGTAGACAAGTTCGGTGTCCCATTGATCCTAATGCGTAGTGATGTAATCGATTTCACTCCAGCATTCTTACCACTATGGAAAGGCTGGGTAGAGATATACGAAAAGGGATGGGCCATACATCGCATCCATTTTGGTAATAACACACCAGTGGTATGGGCCGAACGTATAGATGGTAAGTTTGTTGGCGCAGTAAATTATAGATGGATACCTGAAGACAAGTCGGTATGGATACTAATGACAGTTACAGCCGACGATGAAAGAAAAAAGGGTATTAACAATATATTACTAACAGAAGTTGAGCGTTTGTCAAAACAAATGGGTGCAACAAACATTGGTAGCACTATTCATGTTGATAATGTTAGTGCCTTAAGAAGTGCAGAGAAAACAGGAAGAAAAACCCTGTTCTACCGAACGCATAAAGAGATATAAGAAAAGGGCTCCTAAGAGCCCTTTTGTTTTAAGTCAACTTAAAATTAAGCTAACTTGATCTTGCTTACTAAACCTTCTGTGAAGATGGCTTCGTACTTGGCGTGTAGAGGAGCTGTTGCAGCCTTGAACTGGGCTGTTTCTTCGTCGCTTAGACGAACAACATTGATACCTTCTTCAACAGCACGAGTTTGTGTCTGAGCGATGTCAGCAATAGACTCGGCACGTTCGATCTTAGCGGCAGCTAAGGCAGCGTCAGCAAAAATTTGCTGAGTAGCTGTGTCTAGGCTGTTCCATAGATCTTTGTTGATGATCAAGCTTGTTAAGAACAAGCTGTGCTCGCTGTGAACTAGGCTCTCAGCGTGTTGGGCTTGCTTCATACCATAGATACGTGGGTATGTAGATTCACCAGCGTCAACTTCTTTAGAAGCTAAAGCACCAGCTAATTGCTCGATTGCCATTTCAACTGGAACTGCACCGATAGCTTCGAATGTGTCCTTAGCAACTGGGCTAGCTGGAACACGAACACGTAGACCACGTAGGTCTTCTAGTTTTTCAACAGCAACAGATGCTGGGATGATACGGAAACCACCGCTGTATGTGAAAGCTAAACCTTGAACGTTGCTTTCTTCGGCTAACTTAGCGAAAAGTTGTTGACCGATAGCACCGTCTAGTACACGCTCAGCATGGTCGTGACCTTCAAATAAGAATGGTAGGTCTAATACGAACATGTCTTGGCTTAGTTGACCAAGTGTTGTTGTGTACATTTGGCTCATCTGAACCTTACCGCTTTCTAGCAATTCTAGTAGTTCGAAACGGTTGTTGATTTCTTTACCTTCGGCGTACTTGGCTGCGTATTCGGCTAAACCAAGGATTTCGATTTCGAAAGCGCCTTCAGTTTTTTCGCTGACTTCTTTTGAGAATTTTTCAGCGGCACGTAAGAATAGATCGTACGGCTCGTGGGCTAGAACCCATGTTAGTTTTGTAGTCATGACTATATGTCCTTTTGTTTGCCGGTAATTAATCGGCTAGTGCTTAGCCTCTCTGGCCTTGCACCATTTATTTAGCATTTTGGGATAAAAGTCATAAAAAAAAGCTCACTTTGAGCAGAATCTGGCGTAATCCTGGTCCAGGCAGCAGCCGCCTGTTTGACGCCTATAGCAACTAGTGCTATTAACCGTTAGCGACAACGGCCCTAAGGTGGGTAAATTTATTTAGTTATGATTGTGTTTCTTCTATTTTTTTACCTGCATCTATTCGATTCCATGCACGTTCGTGAATATAGTATAATATGCTATTAACTACTAATGCAAATGAAACAACACCTAGACCAACCGTCCAACTTCCACTTGCTAACCAGCCACCAATAAAATTGGTTATTGTCACAAGAATTCGCCATGTGACTACTTTGCCCAGAGAACGGGCTACCTTTTCATAGAATCTCATTAGTTTTCCTTTTGACTCGCCCTGTGTGGGGTCGTCTATAATGACTAGCCTTCTGTAGGTTCGTCAATATTATTTATAGACAGGTAAGGATTGTAATTAAGGCTGATTTGCACACTTATCCTATTAGAATCTAGGTTCTCTACGCTGGGCAAGTTTAAAAACTTGCAGTACCACATTAGTTTACTTTTACGCCTTCGCTTAATTTCTTCCAATGACGTTCTTGATTAGCAAACCAACGATCAATATCCTTGTCTGCCATTTGATCTAAAGACTTGCAGTAGTTAGAAGCATAAGCATCGCGAACTGTTTTTGTGTTAGATGCTTTTACTAAGATACTACGAATTTCTTTATACTTTTCGTTGCTCCAGGTAACTGGCACAAAGAATTGGTTAGGATTATCGCTATCGCCAAGTAGTGGATTTAACCCACCGCTAACAAGTGTTGGATGACCATTTACTCTCGTCTTACCAGTTACACCAAGAATATAGATTGGTGTCTTTTCTGTGCTTAAACGTTCTTGGTCGCCGACATAGCCAACGGCAAAGTCAACTTGTCCGCCTAGTAAAGCCGCGATAGCTTCAGTAGGAGACTTGTATGGTACTAGCTGAATGTTTGGATACTTTTCAGTAAACTTAACAGCGATCAAATGACTAACAACACCGAGTCCGGTGATAGCCATATTAAGTGGCTTGTCGGTTGGAATGTCCTTGATAGTCTTGTACTTTGAACTAGCAATGCTCATCGAGTCATCGCATTGTGGCAAGATACCTTTGAAGTCGGCCGTGTTATGACTTTCATTTGGGTAAAAGTTTGGTCTAACCCAAAACGCACCAGACGTTGCTAAAATTGTATTTGGTGTGTTCTTTACATAGTTGGCTGCAATAGAACTGCCACCGCCTGGGCGAACGTCAAAAATAAAATTGTATTTGTCTTGTAATTTGTTTGCTTCTGCGACAACAGCACGGTCATAGTTTGCCATTGGGTCACCGACGCCAAAAGCATAAATGAGAGTGATATTTTCTTTGGCCTGTGCACCTAATGCAACTGCGGCCAGTAATAATGCTGATAAAAGTTTTTTCATGTTTTCCTCTATAATAGGCTCTAAGCCCGCACATTAGTTATCTACCACTCTTTTAAAGATTTACCCAGAAAGTCTCTAGCTTCTTGGACACGAACTTTTCCTCGAGCTTTGCCACTTTCAAATCCTCTACTATTGACTGAAAAATCTTTCCTTCTCATGTTTTCAATGTCAGAATCTGAGGCGCCGTGGAACCAATATTCTGCTACGCCAAATCCAGCTGCCTTATCAATTTCCCTGCTTTGTGTGTTTATATCGTTAGCCACTATACTTGCTTCTCTATTTGTGTATCCTAGTTTATGAGTCCAACTGTAGTTACGTGAGGCGTTCGCATCTTTACTTTTGGACACAGAGTATCCATATTTTGCAGGATCTTTGCTGAATATACTATCTCCTTGCCCAAACTCGTCAAACGTCATACCAAGTGGCTGGAAGCCCCATTCGCTGAATAGTTGCTCTCGTTTGAAACGTTCAAACCAGCTGTAAGCATCGTCTAATGAATCACCTGGCAAGCCAACAATCATACTTGCATATAATTTAACATTGGTTGCATCTCTAAACTCAGCAAGACGTTCCATAACACGTTCAACATCCATACCTTTGCCAATTGCTTGCCTTGCTTCTTTGTTCATGCTTTCTAAGCCAATGAAACCACCTTTGATGTTAAGTTGTTTTAACATTGGAATCATTTCAGGCTTGGTTACTAGTAGCTCGCTTCTAATATAACTGACAAATTCAAAATTGGGTATTTTACTAATATCAATTGCACGAGCAACACGTTCAAGCTTTTCCATACTGTCGTTGAATGTGTCGTCGGTGATAATGTATCTCGTTGTGCCAAACAGTTCGTAGTTACGTTTGAGTTCTGTGGCAAGACTTTCAGCAGTTCTAATATATTCAAATGATTTTTTACCTAAGAAGGGATGTGTGCAAAAGCTACATGTAAAAATACAACCACGGCTGACTTCCAATGATACAGGTTGGTGAGGTAAAAATCTATCATTTGGTTCTAGGACAGTTTCTAAGTCATCCATGTTTTCAACACGATAGTGCATGTTGCAATCTATAATATGTGTACCATCAAAATCTGTTCTATATTGCAAGTCATTCTCTTGCCCACTTAAAAATTTTAATAGCTTAGGGAGTCCTATATCAGCAAACCCACTTAACCACCAGTCAGCAGGAGACTTCAACAATTCTGCTCCTTGGACTAGTGCAGTTTTTGTCCCGCCAATAACAATCTTAATCCAAGGCCATTCTCTTTTAACTATACGAAAAAATTTTTCAGTAAACCATCTATTAAATTCTTTATTATCTTTTTCTGCGCTAGTTGTGAACCAAATGTTGCTTATCCCAATGATAAGTGTGTCTTTACTAATATACCGCTGTAATAAAATTAGGAGTTCGTCTTCTCGTAAAGCCCATGCGTAGTCAATAACCTCGGCACGGAAACCGTGGTTCGCCAATGAAGTGCGTAGTCTATAAGGCCCCAATGGTCGGCCTGTTTGATCTCTGAGTATGCCACCCAGAATAATAGCATGAGTTGTCATGCTATTAGTTATACTGGACTGTAAGGGTTAATAGGCCTATCCCACTCGCCTTCTTGCTCTGGGTATACAGGATATTCGTTATTTCGTTCGCCCATATGGATTCTCCCTGGTAAGTTTTGGTCTAGAGAACCATAACTTGAACCAAGCTTCTGTACCTGGTTCAATATTGTTCTTCTTCATGTATTCGCCAATTTCGCTACCACCATGTGTAAGTGGACTTTCAACCCCATCACCTTTAGCACCAGAACTAAGACCGGCTAACTTTTTTAAACGATTAAGATCAAATTCTTCCATAGCGGTCTTCGCCTGTGATTTCTTTTTTAGCAAACCATAACTTGAACCAAGCTTCGGTGCCAGGTTTAATGTTATTGTCGTGCTGAAACTTGCCTAAGTTTTCGGATTTAATTTCAGCACGTGGGGTTGGTAATTCTTGGCCAGTACGAACCGCATGTAATACCGCAGGATCTACATAACAATCAGGGATTGTTGTATCAGAATCTGGTGGATTAAAATCTGCGGCAGTTATGCGATACTGCTTCATAATGTATCTTCGTCATCATAATCTTCGTGGTCGCGTAGGTCTTCAATTAAGCTTTCAATAGAACGAGTCATACGGTCAACATAGCCATGTCCACCTAAGCTTGTTTTGATATGTGCAAAAGTGTATGCTTCCATATAACGATACTCGCGTGGCAAGTAACGACGAACAAGTCCTTCCATTGCAGTTAGAGCATCATTCATTACTTCAAGTTGCTCTTGTAATTGATCTGCAAGTGCTTCAGCTTCTTCTGGGCTAATGTCGCCTTCAACTTCTTCGGTAACTGGAACGCCTGCGGCTGTTGTTGAGTTTGCAAGTCCGGCAAGTTTCCGAATACGACTAATGTCAATTTCTGTATCGACATTAACGCTTCCCATACCCTCATTTAATTGTTCGTTTTCCATTGTAATTTCCTTGGCTTCTTCAACTTGTGTTTGTCCGTCGTTGGGTGCAGTAGTAGGGAAAAATGCACCAATTTGCTTACGCATAGTATCGGTCTTTACATCTACACTTAAACTAGCACTCCAGCGTGGATCTTTTGCTTCTTCAGCATTACGTGCAATATACCCACTTGCTTCTGTTAAATCTCTTATTATCACAAAAAAGCCTCCGCAGTATTTAGCAGAGGCTTTTGATATTTTACCAAGCTTTGCAGGACCAATAACGGGCCTTCCAACGTGGGCCCGGATTGTCGCAATTATGGCGAGCACGGAAGCTTTTACGATGTTTTGGACTGCTTTTCTTAATACGCATGTTAGGGTCGCCGAAGTTTACTTTAACAACATTACCCTTATCATTACGCACATAAACTTTGCTTTTCTTAACATCGCCTTTCATTGGCTTGCCAAGCGGAACTGTACGGCCTTGGTACTCTGCTTCGTCTACCTTTTCGCAAGAGCCCTTTTCGCCACGCTTTTTACCAGGAACTTTTTTATAGCCATCCCAGCACTTATCGTAAATTTTACTGTTTGGATGTGCTTCTTCAATGCTTTCGGTACTACGAGTTTGTTTTGGCCCCTGACGGCATTTCCACTTTTTATCAGTAGAGCAGTAGTATTTGCCATGTGTGCAAGTTTCGTTTAATTCTGTGTAGCCGGTTTGGCTAAACTCAAAGATATACCCGTCTTCAGTTTCGCCTATAATAATGCCCTCAACAACCGTATCAGGGTCTGTTTCAAATTCAACAATGTCCCCTATAATGGGTTGTTCAAGTTCTGCAATTTTCATAAAAAGCCTCCGGATTATTTAGCAGAGTCTTATTTGTAGCGAAGGCCGCGTATCAGTCTTTTACCTAAATAATCAGCTATTGCTAAATTACTTTCTGTGGCTTCTGTGATATAAGTGCCAAGATTTGGTCGATCTAACTCTATGCTTGCCATTGTTTCTGGCCCATCATTTTTCAAATGAATTCCGTACTTTAAACAAAGATGTTTAACAACTGAGTTAGTGCTCAAGCAAACCATACAACCTTTTAGTTTACTGTTAGTTCTGCACCACTGTATGACTCGTTTGAAAAGCTGGTTTCCTAGACCCTTGCCTTGGTACTCAGTTAAAACACTAAAAGCAAGTTCCATTTCATCCTGTAGTGCAATATGACCAACAGCAACAAACTCAAGTTCGTCGTTTTCAATGCAAAACAGTATATTTTTATCTAACTCAGCTTCAAACTTATCGCATAAACTGTCAATCATTGAGTCTTGGATATGATATCCAAATCTAAGATATTTGCTATGAGCATCTAGCGATTTTAAATGTTTGCGATATTTGTAATATTCATCTGGCAGTACACGTCTGACGGTTGTCATACATTGGTATACTTTTCTGCAAGACGTTTTGCTTTGTAAGCTCTAGCTTCTTGTAAACCTTCTAGTAGGGCAAGAAAAAATTGTTTAATTGCGTTCATAGCAGGCTCCCCAATAGTCATTACCACGACTACGACGATATTCTATTTGTCGTTGTCTATGTTCAAGATCAGCGTGGTTTTGCGCCGAATTTAGATATTGTTCTTCCCACCAGGTTAGTGTTTTTTGAGTACTAAACTGGGAGAAGACATTTTTAATCTTCTCCCACATAAGCAATTACTCCTGATCTGCTTTAGCGGATTTCTTTGCTGTCTTTGGAGCAAATGCTTCAAAGCCGGCTAGAGGTTTTACATTGCTGTAAACTTCTGTGATTTGGTCGCGTAGTGTGTTAGCAACCTTTGTGTTGGCATCAACTACAACTTTGCTGAATTCAACAGCGGCTGATGCAATTTGTGTAGACACGTCACGTGCCAATTTTTGGTTAGCTTCGAAAGCTTTCTGGAAATCAAACATGCTTATTCTCCTTTAATGTTAAGCGAGTTTTTGGTAGCCTCTTATGAGCACTACCACTAGTAGAAACACTATCAGTGTTTTCACTAGTATAACACTATATATGTTGCGGTGCAACATAGTTCTAACCCGTTTTAACGATTTTTAGGAGTTTTAGTGACCATTCACTAATTTTGCAAATTCAAAGCTAGCCAAGTTCTTGCACTTAGATTCACATTGGATATCAAAGTCCTTACTAAAGCCCGCGGCCCAGTCGTTCACTGCTGAATTCCAGTAGAAGTCAGAGTGTGCTCGCAGTTTTTGCTTTTTGTAGCCTAGCGATAAAAGGGCGGCCATGTCTGGCTTGACGTCTCGGGCATGACCAACGAGTACATCTTCGCGAGAAACACTATAATGCATAGCAGGACGGACACCACGCCAACTGTCAATAACCCGTTGAACACGTACATCAGTAGGATCGATATATTCTCCCGAATTGATCCAGTGGTGATGAATGTCCAAAACGATTGGACATAGGTCTGCAAGTTCGAGACAGGTTTCAAGATTGTGTGTATTTTCTTCATTTTCAATAGTTATACAGTTACGAGCCTCTAGGCTAAGACGTTGATAAGCTTCCCTAATGCCTGCTGGCCCACGTTTTCCGGAGATATGTACATTAATCTTAAAGTCCTGGAACGACTTTCCGTATCCCATCCAGCGTACCATATCCGCATGATATTCAAATTCCTCTATAGAGTTATTAACAATACCAGGATTCTCGCTAGCAAGAACAGTGAATTGGCCAGGATGCATAGAAAGGCGTACTTGTTTACTGCGAGCCAGATCGCCGATTTGCGAGAATCCTCGTTCAAGTAGTCCAATGACATCTGCTCGCTTATAAAAAGCAGACCAATCGACATGAGTATAAGCAGGGAGGATATCACTGCTAAGACGGACCATACGGAGTTGCTCATTTTGTTCTCCTACTACTTGAACAAGTTTACGAGTTGCTTCTAGGTTTTGGACCACAAGGTCCCATAGCTTTTGTTCAGCGGCGTCACGGGTTTGTCGCTTGAGCCAACTAATCGTAGTGGTGCCGGTGTTAAGCCCATCTACAGATTCAAAAATCTTTTTAGGATGAGGCTCAACATACTTGCAACAAAAACCCACCTTACCAATCATACATTACCCATTAAGTGATACATAAAAATTTCTTCTTTTGGAATGACATACACATTCCAACCTTCTCGCCTATAATTTTTATAAGCAGGAATTGATCCACCAGTGGCCCTAATAGCAATAAGAGACTTGCGACCAAGATCGCTAGCTTTAATAGCAGGCACAATGCTTATTGTTGTTTCATTTAATTTTACTACTTTAAACGGAAAAGGTCTATTATTTTGGACAGCCAGTACATAGTCTCCTTGTACAATGGGCTTGCACATCATATCCTTGTGATGCTCGTTAGGCTCGACGCTGACTACATTTTTAGGAGTAGTTTTCTTTTTTGGTTTTGATTTTGGTTTTGGTTGTAAGTGTGCTGGTGTTGGTAACGACCAGTGTAAGGGTGCCAATCGGCCATTAAATGGAACTGCTTTTGATTTGGTTGCCATTGTAAAATCCTATATAGTTGACATACTAATAGTATAACACTATTTCGTTGGCATGTCAAGTTACCAATGGCGGATCACATTAGCACAAATAAACAAACAGGTGATTACATGGATCACAACCCAAAATGTTTTTAGGATTAAAGCAACTCGGGCCTCTCGTCTTGTAAGAATAGGAACGTCGGGCCGATCATCATCTGTTTGGCCCATTAAGTGTCCAGTGGCTCTGGCCCAGATTTTTTCTAAGCTGTTCATAAAGGTTTTTGCCAAATCGCCCTATGTCCCCAGATCTCCATATCGTCGATGTTAGGAAATATCTTCGCCCAACGTTCAAAATCATTTGGACGCTGACTTTTGATAAAATGCATTTCAATATTATCTATTACCAGTGGATTGCCAAATTCGCTGTTTATTAATTCAAGTGGATTGTTTAAGTTGACAAATGGACGAATAACAAGATAGCCACCTGGCTTTAGTGCGGCCTTTACCTTTTCCCAATATGTTTCAATGGGGTAATGTAAGCCCCATGAACAGTTTGAAAAAATTAAATCGCATTTCATATGCTCTGGCCACTCTTGTGTAGTTGTCAAGACTTTAAAATTGGCATTATTATATTTGTTGGTTCGAATGGCATCAACAACCGGTTCCCACTTATTAAATGGTTTGAAGTCTCGGTGATGCAATGAAGGATGCCCACCCTCGTCATCTTTTAAAGTCGAGCCGTCTAACAAATACATAGACGCCTTACAATCATAATACTGATAAAGTATCATGTCTACAATACTTGATCCAGAACCAATGTCTAAAATAACAGGATTATTGGGTAGATTAGTGTTGTGTGTTATAAAGTCAAAGATTATTTGATATTCAGATTCAATCTCATGTTTCAATTCTTCATTTGATAAAACATGAGATTTTCCAAAATTAGTAGTTTGACGGTCTACTACCAAATGTAGGTCATCTACGTTTGACCAGCTTACAGATATATCTGGCCTATTTTTAGCTTTAAAGTTTGCAGTTAACATGCAGTTATTTAGTGCCACGAAGCGGGGAACGAAAATAGTCAAACAGCAAAAGTCAAATATCTAGAATCAAACATACGCTTTTTGCTTAGGCATATCATCAAACATCAAGGTATATTGTAATACCTAAGCAAAGCTGGTTGAGTTAGTTTTCAAGACTAATTCAGTATTGTATTCATCGATAATCGATGATGTATTTTCGTCTTACTCCCCGGACTAAGTGTGGCAGACTTAGTCTAGCCCGAGCTCAGTTAGCACAAGTGCTACCTGTTCAGGTACTTCAATCTCGGTACGAACGTTGATGGAAACCATCTCGTCCTTGATCTTGCGTCGACGCTTGCGAATGTTTTCAAGCTCTTTTTTGGCTTCGTTGATAGACTCAACTGGTACAACGTTTACATCCACATTGTACTCGCGACCATAAATGCTTGCCCGTTCGCTTGCCCCACTAGCCTTGCGGCTTTCGATTTCTGCCTTAAGGCTTTCTAGGTTCGGGCGAACATTAGCTTCGCTAAATGCCTTGAGACGGGCTTCAGCAGAAGCCAACATTGCTTCTTCTGCCAAGTAGTCAGTGACTCCAACCTCGGCATTCTTACGTGCAACAAGGCCACGCAAAAACTTATTTGCATTAAGCAGGCGACCCGCCTTTGCATGATTCTCACGGACCTTTGCCAGTTGCTCATTGAGGCGAGCCTCAATGTCTTGCTCGTAAAGGCTAACCTTTACGGTAGTGTCTTCGGTGCCCAGACGCTTAATTTCGTCTAGGATAGTTTGTTGGACGACGGATGCTTTGCGTAGATTGATTTTCATTTGTTTTCCTGTAGTTGTTTATTGTCTATGCTCTAGTATAGCAATACTACTCGTTGTCGTCAAGCACTTTTGGCTTTTTTGGTAAAGTGAACTTACCATAACTTCTCATGATTGGCATACCAGTTGGATCGTTCACTCGCATCTCTCCGCTGAGCTCAATTACGTTTCCAACACTTATTGGAACTACACGACAAAAGATCCAACGTTTGATCCTGGCAGGATGTATGAATTGGTTATTCAATTCCATTGTATACCCAAATCCTCCCCCGGTTAAATCCCAAAGTGTTGCACCCATACAATAATCCATAAAAGTCATAAGTGCGCCGCCATGCGTTACTCCCTGTGCGTTTCTGTGATGATCGTTGTTGACCCACACAAAATTGCTTTCACTATGGTCGGGCGTGAACTTGTACCATGTAGCCATAGTTTTGCTTACAAAGTCATTCCACTTATCACTTCGGCGTGTATAACCGAGTATTTCTAATGCCGCTGGAGAGTATTTCATTAAAACGACTCTATAGTCCACTCAATCTTTGACGGGATTATTTGATCAATCTCATACGTTAGTAATTCAATAGAGGTAGCGTCTTCTGGTATAGGTTCTGATATTTCAAAGAAATAGCACATCATGCCATCTTCTTTGCCTTCAATAACATCATCACTTGTAACATATTCGCCAATTTCTTCTTCGATGATATCAGTTAGCTCTTCGAACTCGTGAGCTGTTAATTCTCTACCCACGGCAATCTTCAGGTAGTGCTTGTTGTCCATGTTTCACCTATTAGTTAAAATCAAAACCCATTTGTCTAAGGCTTGGTCCTACAGCCTTTTTATCATCAGTTACTGCCATCCGTTCTATGAGCCTTTCAACATAATCTTTGTTGACTAGCTTATAAGATCCAGTGAACTGTTCTTTATGTATCTTATTATAATCGTCCAATTTACTCATATCTGTTAATGGTTTATACGAGTCATAATGCAATACTAAATCCGTTGGCAATCTTGGTTTCACTGGCTTGTACCAATCGACCATGGGATAGCCAATGGCCATACCAAATATAGGAAATGTAAGTGGAGGAAGGTTAAAAGATTTGCGTAAGTGTTCTATTGAAAGTTGTCTTACTGCGCCACAGTACATAACAGCCAGACCCTGACTTTCAGCGGCTAACGAAAATGTTTGGGCGGCAATGGCGGCATCAATAATGGCTTTAAGATGATATTCTGCCTTAGAGGTTTGTTCTAGTATGCCCTGGTCTATGTTGTATTCTTTGGCATGAGCCTTTAAAATATTGTCGGCCCTGCTTAGGTCTGCTAACCAAATTAAAAACACCGCACATTCTTCTAGTGCAACCATATTAGATGAATCAACGCTACCCATTGTAATTTTGGCGGCAGGTGTTTCAATTAATAAGTCTTTGTGTTTTTTGTCGGTTAGGGCGATTACGCTCCATGTTTGGAGCATGCCACTTGAAGCAGAACTTTGTGCGGCCGCAATTAAAAGTTCAAGTTGACCTTCTGCTAGTGGTTGATTTTTATAACGCCTAACAGTTGCTCTACCTAAAACTCTTTCAATGAAATCATTTGGAGGATATTTACTATCCTCCACTTTGCCGCCAAACCTTTTTTGGTAGGCCGACTGATCTGCCATGCTGTCCTTTAACTGGTTATGCCACCTCGGTTAGGAGATGTAAACGGAGTTTGCAATATTCTATTTTGCCCGCCTTGCAAGTATGTAGTACTTGTATAAGTGGTACTGCTACCTTCTACTAGAGCATTTTTAATAGATTGGTCAATTACAAACTGCTTTGCTTCAGCAGGTGTCATATTTGGTCTAGCTTGCAATACACAAGCCAACATTCCCGTCACCTGTGGTGTTGCCATACTAGTACCCGAAATCTTACCAATTAAGTATGATGAGTTTCTTGGATCAGAAACCCCGGCACTATATGCACTCATAATCATACTACCAGGTGCATATACATCAACACGTGGTCCGGTTTCGCTATAATAGGCCTTTTGTTCAGTAACCGAGTTGTCAATTGCACCAACTGTAATAAAACCGTTTGCACGAGTTGGGCTACTTCCTCTGTGATAATAATACTGTCCCCAACCATCGGTCCAGAAGTTGTCATAGTCAATGCCGCCATCAACATCAATCTTATGGCGATAGTTACCCGCCGCGCCAACTAAAATAACACCAGCGTTAGCACAACTTGTGGCACTTATGTCTAAGTAGTTGATAACGGCAGGATGATAAGTGTATACCTGGCCGTAGTTACTATTTCTAGAGCTGCCACTATAAACTTGTCCTCGATATACAGTAGAAGTCATTCCACTATATGACCCATAATATCCCCAGCTATTTGAGCAGATTGTTGGGCGATTGTTACCTGCTGCCTTCTTTGCTAAATGGAATTGCTTAACAATGTCAAAGGCAATGTCAGAGTTAATTGCACCGAGGCTAGGATTAAAAGTACCAGTAAAAATACGAATACTATAGATTGAAGCACCCGGTGCCCAGCCTTGTGTGTTACCTGCAGAGATACCAGCACAATGACTTCCGTGTCCATCAGAGTCGCCAAGGTAGCCGCCTATTTGCGCTGACGTTGGAGTTCCAGGAACGCCTAAACTTGCCCAGTTAAAATCAACAACACGGCTACCGCCTGTGCCATCGGCGTTGACTGCAAACTCTGGGTGGTTTGGCATAATACCAGTGTCGATAAAAACAATGTCAACCCCTGTGCCATCTAGGTTGTATGTGAATCCTGCGCTTACAGAGTTTGTGGAGGCAAATGGGTTTGTTGGTCTAGTTGATCGAAGTAACCCCCAATTTTTCATTGAGTTAGATGTTGAGTTACTTTTATCATAAGAGTACGTTGGCCTTGTACCAAAGTGGTCTTTTTTAACACCTTCTTGTAAATCTGCTTGTAACTCAACGAATGCAATTCTTTCGTCTTTTCTAATTTCTGCGGCTTCTTCATCGGTTAAGTTAAAGTGAGCCATGAACTCGTTGAAAGGACGTTCGTTTAAAACTTCGATTGGACGCTTAGGAATAAAGTTATCTCCAAGGCCGTCGACTGTCAATTCGTTCCAAAGACCTGTATCCCATACTGCTGGGTCTTTGACTGTAATAATATATTCACGCATTTGTTATTCCTTATAAAGCGGCAATTCTTGCTTTGAAATCTGCAAAGTCTGTTGAAGCCGCAACTACAGTTTTTAAGTCGTTAAGACTGATAGTTCTTTCGCCATTTAGTAAAACATTACCAACCGCAGTTAGGTTTAAGTCGTTACTACTGTTGATTGTTACTGTACCAGTACCAGTAAAGTTTACATCCTGCACATTAAGTGTAGTAGTGGTTACACTAGTAAATGTAGGATCTAATCCTATTTCACCACTACCACCGCTTGGGGCAGGTCCGTATGTTACTTCTTTGGTAGTTGGATTGTAATATGCAACGTAATCGGTGGCACTTGAACTTCTGATAGGATCAATATACAAACCAGCCGCACTACCACCTAATACATTGCCGCTGGCATTAATAATAATAGAACCAGCTGGTTGACTCATCTCGCCAGCTCTATAACCTATGGCAACCGCATTTGCACCTTGATTCATGTAACCTGCTGTGTTACCAATAGCAACTGCATTTGCACCTTGCTCGCTTCTACCTGCTGATTCGCCGATAGCAATCGCTGCCGCACCTTGTAATGAATTACCAGCCGTTAAACCAATAGCAATAGCACTATCACCTTGATTAGTATTACCGGCTGCTACACCAAGGCCAATAGCCGCACCACCTTGATTTTCTCTACCTGCACTATTACCAATTGCAATAGCATAACTGCTACCACCATATGCTCCATAGCCGCCGTATCCGCCATAACCATCAGCATCAGATGAGCCGCCAGCATAGCGACCTAGTGTAATTCTAGTAGGTCCAAACTCGTTACTAATATTAGTCAATGCACTCCAAGTTGGTGCAGGAATGTCATTTACTTGTGCGTCAACGTATGCCTTTGTTGCGGCATGTGTTGGGCTTGTCACAGAGCCTGATATTGTAACACTATCAAAAGTCGGTGCTGTTGGCTTATTAGTTAAATCATTATAACTACCGCTTGTTGCTACAGTAGCAAAGCTTGGCTTGCCTGTAATGTCTCCCCATGAAACACTACCGCTGCCAGTTGGTTTGTTTATTAAATCATTGTAGTTGCCACTAAATGCAACATCTGCTAATTCGCTTCCGTTGAAAGCAATACGCCCAACTGCTGAAATGTTAACGTCATTACTACTATAAAGGTTTACTGGACCTGTGCCTGTAAAGTTTATGTCTTTAACATTTAATGTAGATGCAGTTACAGAACTGAATGTAGGATCTGCACCAATACTGTTAGATGCGTCAACTCCGTTAACCCATTGCGACCCATTGAATTTCAACACCTGTCCTGTTGTTGGACTTGAAATTGAAACATTGGTTAAGTCATCTAAAGAAATTGGAACGTCAATATTGTTTACTTGGCTATCAACATATTCTTTAGTTGCCGCATCTGAATTATTTGTAACACTACCAAGAATAGTTACTTTGCTAAAACTTGGAGTTGCACCAATCGCATCAATTGCTCTTTGGTTTGTAAAGTATAGATTAACGTTTTCGGCGATATGATATGTTGTTACATAAGGTAAAGCATTCCAAAATTCTAATCCAAAGTTAGCTGTTGGAAGCCTTGTAGAAACATCATTTTTAACTTGATCTAATTCGTTTCTTATCTGTGTTAAAGCTTCACCAGTGCCGCCTGCCGCTACTGAATCAACATATGATTTGTCAGCAAGATCTGCAATGGTTTTAATACCTAAAGCGACATCTTGACCACTTATTTTTAGTGTCTCATTACCTTGTACTAGAACAATAGAGTCGTTTGCCCCTAGTGCTACGCCTGTACCTAAGTCTACAATTTTTTTATCTGCCATGTTCGTTCCTGTTAACTTATTCTTTGCAACATAGTATAGATACTAAATGTTGCATTTGTAGCCGATCCTAGTTGACATTCAATATTTAATGCACTTCCAACTAAAGACAAAGAAACGTTACCATCAAACCCTTCTTCGAATGTGTCTTCAATTTTTTGAATA